ATCCAGGTTATGCTCAAAATAAGAACACCATATATGTAGATTATCGCCTTGGGGTTGCAGAACCGAAAAGCCTACTAATCGGTTGTCCTGCGAGAAAGCCCATAAAAGAGCTTTGTTATTGAAACATTCTACATATACATCCTCAGGAATCCACCCCTCAGGAGTCTTACTTAAAATCTTTAATAAACCTTTTCTAACATAATCCCAGTACAGCCTTAAATCCTCTGGTTTTACATAGAATTTTTGCATACCATAATTTTACCTACAATTGGTAGAAAAGTGGTAATTATCCAACTAAAGCATATCCAAAGGTCATATTAAAGTTATGCGACCCATGAGTAATTGTTGCTGATCCAGTTGTTCTTGCTGAAATATAAGTAGATGCTATTTCTTGTGCTGCTTTCTGATTTAACGGCATAAACAAAATAATAGTATCTCTAGATATTCTTGCATCTGTAAGAGTAGTTGTTGTACTAGATTGAGTTAAGGTAATAGACCCAGTATTGTTGGTCTTACCATCCATCATGCCGTTTACAATCTCAGCTACAGCTCGTTGATCGCCACCAGTAGGGGGAAGTCTACGGAACATTATCTACCGCCCTGTTGCGTTAAATCTATTTCTACGCCAGCAGCCGTTTTCCAGTTAGCTCCACTAGGGTAAACCCTTACTCTATGGTATTTGCCACCAGAGCGCAAGGATGTCCTGTTCTCTGTGTCTGCTGCTACGGCAGTACCAAAGCTAGGTACATCGCTTAACAACGCTCTAGAGGCTACAGAAACGCTTGCAGAGCCATTATCTACCTTTGGCTTGGCTAACATAATGATTGACTGATTGCCGTTACCTAGATCGCCTGTAGTAATGTACCCAGACTTATTAGCCCCAGTAAAAGTAACAATTTTGGTATCTTTTACGCCAGCAAGAACAAACTTACCGCCAGCCCATAAACGGCTATCAAAAGTAGTTTCTATGCTGTCCATTGTTCCAAAGGTGTCTAAGCCCTCTAGGGTTACGCCAGCCTGTGCTGCGCTACCTAAGTAGCTAGAAGTAGTTTCTGCCTCAGACCATTTCTTAGTCTGAAAGTTGTAAATAATAAGACGCTTTTGGGCAAAGATGTCTGTAAATTGCCAGATGACTAACTTACGAATTACATCAATTGTAGAACTCATCTCGTTTAATTTAGATTGATCTACAACATTAAAAAAGAAACGATCTATCTTCTCTGCTCCGATAGGCGTAACTGTCTGCCCATCACAGACATAGAATCCATCGTCTGATAGGAAGAATGTAAGGTTTCCAAACTGGGCTACAGAGTTAGACTCGTAGCAACCAATGTTTTTAGCGATAGTATCAAACTGGAAGAATAGTGGTGCGCCTACATAACTCATCCTAGAGATAGCTCGTTCTAGTAATACTAGGCCGTATTCACCGCCTGTAATGCCACGAATATCGCCACCATCAGGGATGACCTGGCTATCAGATTGACTTGTTGCGCTAGGAGTCCAATCGGTTTCATCGTTAATATCAGACCAATAGACTTCGTTTTCATCTCCTGCCACATTAGCAGCAACTACAAAATCTCGTACTGTAGTAACAAATTTAGCAGTAGGAGCAGCAGCAGCTAGATCAGCAAATAATGAGGAGCTACCTAAATTCCACAATTGGAGCTTTCCTACTCCGTTAGCAGCAATAAGGGATGGCCCAAATTGGGTAAACATCCAACGATTTGTGCCTGTGTAGTTTCCTGATTGAGATACATTGGCTAATGCTAATGTAGTGGAATTGAACTTGTAAAGTTTAGTAAAGCTACCAGCAAATAAAGTAGTAGTTCCACCATACTTAGTAACAAATACATTGTTAAGACTTGTATCTGCTGCGCCTGATAAATCAACTATTTCTGGAAATGGGCCATAACCTATTGCCTGGGGAACAACATTATAGGCATCCTGTATAGAGCCAGTTATTCCAGCTTGGTCTGGTAGCCATTCGCCAAATTCTACTATTGAGGTAGCCATGTATTACTTCCTGTTGTTTTGTCTGTCCAAGTGTTACTTGTAACATTTGCTGCTGTCCAAGTATTGCTATCTACTGTTTTATTTGTCCAAGTATTGCCTGTAACGGATGCTGCTGTCCATGTATTAGATCCTACAGAAGAATTGCTCCATTCCTCTCCAATTCTGTACCCAATAGCAATTATAGAGCCTATGCCTGTAATTGATGAATTTGTAGATAGAATTTTAGTAGCTACTCCATTTACTGTGCCTATTCCAGTAATAGATCCAGCACCATCTGTAGCTAATACATCTCCTACTGCATAGATATATTCCCAGTATCCATAAGCTACATATTGATCTGAAAAAGCCATTAATTTTCCGCAGGTTCAGGAATATTGCCTTCAGCTACCCATGCAAGGTAGGCTTGGTAGTCTGTGTTGTCAAGGTCAAAAGGGATAGTTGCATTGTCTGAAAGACGAATTATGCTTTGTGTATCCATTAATGGGCTATTTGGAAAACTTTGTTGCGGTGCTTGTTGTTTATACATTTTATAACTCCGCAGATGCTGTTAAACCTACATTTCCACTTGTTCCAGTAGCATAAAAATATCCAACACCATTGGTAAACAAAACAGATTCAATTTGTGCGTATGCTGTTGGAGTTTGATTAGACCATGAGCCTGAAGCAAGAGTAATGGTTGGAGATGCTCTTTTATTAACTTTAAAATACCAATAAGATTTATAAAAAGTAATAGTTAATAAATAACTAGAAATAAGTTCAGCATTGGAGTTATATGTCAATACTTCATAATACCTTTGGCAGTTAGCTAGGCTAGTCTGATAATTTACATACTCAAAACCAGTAGCAGAACTACCTACTTCTAGTTGAACACCAGTAATGTAGAAAGTTGCTCCGCTTGTTCCTACTACGGATGTTGCTCCTGTTGCGCTACGATAATCATTAGCTGCCCATGCACTAGCTGTTCCGCTATAAGTAGAGCCTACGCCAAGACCTATGTTTACAGTTAATCCAACTCCGCTAGTAGCACCAATCCAAGTTCCTGTGGTATCGCCAGCAACAGTAATGGTTTTTTGCTCCCAAGTGTTTGCAACAGAAATTGTGTAACTGAACGGATAAGACCTATTAGCCGCAGAATTTTGCAACGAACCACCAAAAGTACCTGTTAGGCTTGAACGAACCCAAAATGACAAAGTTATAGTTAAAGCATTGGCTGTACCAAAAGCTAAGTCAGAGGTATTAAAGCCTTCTATTTTTTGGGTAATACTAAATACTTCACTAGCACCAACTGTATAAGCAGAAGATGATGTAATTAAAGTAGAAAAGTTAAATCCTGTTGCCGCTGTAGAAGATTGTGCTGTGGTTAGCTTAGATGCCGCACCAACGATTACTTGAAATCTATCTACAGGATAATTAGTAGCATAAGCAGAAGTAACTGCTGGGGTAATTGTTGCAGCAGCCGCACCTTGTGTAATTGCCATTGCACCATTGATAATGCGATTCTTCATAATAGAAGCATTGCCAGCTACAGCAGATGTAGTAACCGATGTTACCAATCCTTTACCATTTACTGTAACTACAGGAATAGAGCTAGATGAACCAAAAGTACCAGTAGTAGCATTTACTGTTGCTAGAGTTGCATTGGTAATTGCTGTGCCAGTATTACCAGATAGAGTTAAATCCCCACCAGTAACAGAAATAGAGCCTGATACCGCAGCAGTAGTAACAGCAGTAATTAAACCTTTACCATTTACTGTTATTACTGGGATATTAGAGGTAGAACCAAAAGAGCCTGTATTAGAGTTTACTGTTGCTAGTGTAAGTGTGCTACTACCAGTAGAACTAGAGGCATCTCCTACAAGCGCAGGAAGTCTTGCAGCAGATAATGTACCGCTAGAGATATTACTTGCATTAGTAGTATCTGTAGTAGCAGATGCAACAAGTCCTAAGTTAGTTCTTGCTGTAGATGTAGAGGTAAGGTCGCTAAGATTATTGGCTTTTTCTGATTTATCTGAATTAAGATTATTAAAATTAGCATCTACCTCATTATGAGTGAGAGGCGATCCCTTGCCACTTCTAGTAATTATTGTAGACATAATTTACCCTAAACTAAAGTTACTGATACGCTAGATGTAGAAAACCTAAATACATCTCCACTTGCAATAACTTTACTATCTGTTAGCGCACCATAATATAAAAGATTGCCAGTAGTAAGCGCATCAAAAATACCAAAGTGAGTAATTGTCCCCCATGCTCCTGTAGCCTGAGGAAACTCACAAGCAGCAGCAGAGTTAGTTGTTACTCCGTTAGAAGGAGCAGCAAAGGTAATGGCAGTACGAGCATATCCAGTACCAGTACATTCTGTGCCAGTATTAGCATCAGTTGGATCAGAAGTAAATAGTGCAGCATAGACTATAGCTGGAGATGTATAAGATGTGTTTCGCAGAGTAGCGTTTAACAATGCGTTCTCTAAATAGTTTGAGATTGCAGACATAAAAACCCTATCGTGAGGTTAATTGCATTGTTAGTGGTACTCCAGCGTACTCTGAGCTTTCGTCTGATCCGTTAATATCAGAAGTAGCTCTATCGTATAAGGTAGCCCAAGTTTGTACTCTAGCATCGTTCATAAGATAAGGCTCTGCCTCTGCCAAAGATGCGTAAAGCAAAGCATCTGGGAAGTTAGCAAGATACGCATTTGTAGCTACACTTGTAGATAATGCCTCTGGCTTGTAGTAGTAAAGCATCTCTAAAACATAGGCTGAATCTGGTACTGGAGCAAACTGGATTTCTTCTCCAATGATTGTGTAATACACAGGCAGACCAGACTCCCCAGCTCTAGCATTACGAGAGAACAAAGAAGGAGATAAATAGCTAATAGTATTTCTTGGATTGCCTTGAGTAAATATATCTCGCATCTCCAAGAAGTCTGTAGGAAGGCCAACAGTAGAATCTGCTGCTGTCATTGTTGCTGTAGCAGACTTAAGGGTTTGGCGAGTACGGATCTCTCTTGCCAGGCGAATCTCTGCAAAGGTAATAAAGTCAGGGATAACCGAGGTTAAGTCTGATCTACCTAGATAGCTTGCTATCGAAGTCTTTAATTCTGTGTATGTTGCAAAGCCCATTAGGACACCTCAATATTATGCCAGCCGTATGTGTAATTACCTATATGACCTATCTCTATTGAGAGATCGTGATCTACATAAGTGTCTATTCCTGCATCTTTCGCTTTAATGCAAAAGTAAATATCCTCGCCTAATAACTTTCCATTTGGCAATTGCTCAAAGTAGAAGTAAGGCTTTTCCATCTTTTTGAATACAGAGTTTTTAATGAGAATGACACCGCATCCTATGGCATCTACCTTCTCTATTCCTTTTTTAACATTGGAATAAACAGGTAGCCAAGATACAGAACCATCTTCCTCATAAGCAATGTTTTTGGCAGTAGGCTTTACTGGCTCTGAACGAGTAGTAGCGTTTACGCCAACAATGTCTTTATTATGCTTTAAAAGGCGAACAAGCGCATCTTTTGGAAAGCGCATATCAGCATCTATAAACATTAGGTAATCGCAACGCTCATTGATAATAGAGTCTACTAACGCATTACGCTGATCGAATATTAGTGTGCCTGTAGATGTGTACAGGTTAATATTGTGTTTCGTATTCTTTGCTGTGTAATTAACTAATGCAGATAAATCAAACGATGTGGATATTTCTACTTGCCCTCTTGCTGGAACGCAGATTCCTATCCTCATACTGTGCCACCCCTTGTACGAAATACTCTGTTGTCAGGGTTATTTAGCCACTTTACTAAAGCCTTCTGGTCTAGTATGTGGTAGCCACGCATTATTCCTTCTTTGTTAAGAGAGTTAATAATTTCAGCAGGCAATGAAGCAATTTTATTTTTAGGGTCGTATACACTA